GTAGAACCGACATACCAGTCGGATCTCAGGCAAACAGGTATTTACAACTGTAGTAATGCCCCTGTTTTGTTGGTACACAGGAACCCAACCTCCCTCTTTTCTCACACAACAAAGAATAAATAGGACAGTTAACAAAGTGTCCACTAGGGGGTAGGCTACCCCCTTTTTTATGTCATAATACTTATATACAGACACAGGAGTTCAATGTTAGAAGTCAAAGGCACACTCGCTAAACTACTCGCTCAAGAAGATCTAATCGTTGAGCACAGACAGGTAGAAACAGCACAATTTGATGTAGAAAAGCGTATCTTGACACTTCCAATGTGGGAGAAAGCAGAAGCATCTGTCATCGACATGCTCATTGCTCACGAGGTAGGTCACGCACTATACACACCTAATGAGTGGGACTTCGTAAACGAGATTCCTCTATCATATGTCAATGTTGTAGAGGATGTACGTGTTGAGAAGTTAATGAAGCGTAGATACGCAGGACTTCCTAAGACATTCTACAATGGTTACAAAGATATCAACAAGAAAGACTTCTTCCAACTACAGTTCGCTGACCTAGAAGAGTTCGCTCTCATTGACCGCATCAATCTATTCTATAAGGTCGGTTCATTCTGGGACATCCCATTCACAGGTGCTCAGGAGATAGCATTCAGAGACGAGGCAGCAACTGTTGAGACATTTGAAGAGGTCAAGGATTTAGCAGCACGTATCGCTAAATATCAGAAGGAACAGGTCTCGGAATCAACCTCCCAGACCGAAGCAACAGAAGGTACTCCTCTGGAGTTACCTCAACAAGGTAGCGGTGACAAGATCCAATCCTCACAGCAGGAACCAACAGAATCAAAAGAATCTAACGAGCAGGGAACAGAAGCACCTACCAAGGCAGAACAAGAAGACGGTCAAAAGTCTGAGGAGTCTCAGGATGATACTCCCTCACCCGCACAACCTACAGGAAAAGGTGCTACGAGTGGTAAGACTTATGGCGATGACTTGGAAGCAGTTACAGATTCAATCCTAGAAGAATCAATCCAAAACCTTGTTGACACCGAGTCTGCTCCTATCACATATGTTACTCTTCCAGAGATCAATCTAGAGAAGACTATCGTTACACCTGACACATGGGTTAAGTGTCTTGAGGACTACTGGACAGAGCATGAGCACTTCGAGTTCGCAGAGATAGACGCAGAGTGGAGAAAGTATAAGACACAATCATTAAAGGAAGTAAACTATCTCGTCAAAGAGTTCGAGATGAAGAAGAGTGCTTCAGCATACGCACGTACTACAGTGTCTAAGACAGGTGTTCTTAACACATCTAAACTCTTCCAGTACAAGTACAACGATGACATCTTCAAGAAGATCTCAGTAACACCTGATGGTAAGAATCATGGTCTAATCTTCAATCTAGATTGGTCTGGTTCTATGTCTAACGTACTCTTCAATACTATGAAGCAGTTACTAAACCTAGTTCAGTTTTGTAAGAAGACAGGTATCCCATTCGAGGTATATGCTTTCACTAATGAGTGGGATCGTAAGGAACCACAAAGAGTTGACAACCCTATCGAGAATGAAGTCATCATCGAAGGATTCAACATGATCAACTTTGCTTCTAGTCAACTCAAGACTAAGGAACTAGAGAAGGTTATGAAGTATATGTTCAGACTTGCCTTCAGCATGACATACAGACATTCACGTTACAACGTACCTTACAAGTTATACCTATCAGGTACACCACTTAACGAAGCAATCATCTCAATGAGACAGATTCTTCCTCAGTTCGTCAAGCAGAACAAGGTAGAGAAGTCACACATCATCAACCTAACTGACGGAGAAGGTTCATACATCATGAGAAACAAGAAGTGGGGTCACTATGACTACGACAAACTTGTATCAGGTAACATCGCTGATTGTCAGTTACGTGACAGAAAGGTAGGTAGAATCTATCCTACATTCGGTTACGACTACTATGGTTCTAGTCACACAGATATCTTTGTTCAGAACCTAAAGGATATGTTCCCTAGCACTAACGTTATCTCTATCAGACTATGCTCAGGTCATGAGTTCAACAGAGTGACATATGATATGGACTTCGATACTAAGGAGAAGACAAGGGCAGAGTGGAGAAAGCACAAGTCTTTCATCAACTTCAATTCAGCATACACCAGATCATTATACATACAAACAACATCACTAGATGATACTGACAATGCTTTTGAAGTCAAAGAAGACGCACGTAAGCAAGACATCTCCAGAGCATTCAAAAAGTCACAGAAAAACAAGTCAACATCTAAGAGAATCTTAAATGAGTTCATTTCAGTTATAGCATGAGACCACAATTACATAGTCTGTTCCCGACTCCTATCTTCCAGAGTGAAATACCTCTGGAAGATAAGTGGTTAGAATACGTCAAGAGTTTGATGTATGATCGCACAGTAGGAGACACTAATTATATCAGTAGAGACAGAAATATATTTGAACAACCTGAGTTACATGATCTCAGAGATAAGATAGAAGAACAAATTAAATTCTATGCTTACCAGTATCTAAAGGTACAACAGTACGTTAATATAGAAGTGGTTAGGTCATGGGGTGTCTATCATCGTCCATCAGATTGGGCAGCAAAACATTGTCATTCTAACTCTATATTCTCAGGTATATACTACCTAGATGTAGACCAATATTCTGGTGATTTACTTATAGATAAAGGACAACACGCAAATAATTGTTTTATACCTACGTTGACACCTGATGTGACACACTTCAATCAGTTTACTCAACAGAACTGGAGACTCAAACCAGAGAACGGTATGCTAGTTGCCTTCCCTAGTCAGGTTATACATGAGGTAGAAGCAAACAGATCAGTAATAGACAGATACTGTGTAGCATTCGATGTTTTTATTAGAGGAAGATTTGGTGACATGGCAGGGTCAGATGTGACAATAAAATAAGTGTCCACAATAGCTTCACAAGTAGTGCTTGAGGCTATATTATTAATACATAAGCAATTCACACAACATTATGTCTTCTAAGAACAGAGCACAAGAACTACAAGCACGTTACGGTAACAACGTAACATCTACTCAAGTCAATGAGTACATCGCAGAGGTAGGTATTCGTTACTCTACTATCGCAAAGCAACTTAAGAAGTACAAAGTACCTAACACTAAAGGTCAGTGGAACCTTGCGTCTCTTGCTTCACAGAGACAGGCATTAGAGGACACATTTGTTGCGTCACCCTCGACAACTCCAACAACTTCTGCTACACTAAAGACAGAGCAGACCATTACACAGAACTTAGTTCCAGTTAAGGACGCTGAGTTTGTACCATTCGGTAACTTCAACGATGTCAAGAAAGTCTTGAGATCTAAGCAGTTCTACCCTATGTTCATCACTGGTCTATCTGGTAACGGTAAGACTTATTCAGTTGAGCAAGCATGTGCTCAGTTGAATCGTGAGTTGATCCGTGTAAACATTACTATTGAAACCGATGAAGATGATCTTATTGGTGGTTTTCGTCTTGTTGATGGGGACACTGTTTGGCATAACGGTCCTGTCATAGAAGCACTTGAGAAGGGTGCTGTTCTATTACTTGACGAGGTAGACCTAGCATCTAACAAGGTACTATGTCTACAATCTATCTTAGAAGGCAAGGGTGTCTTCCTTAAGAAGATCGGTAGGTATGTGAGACCCGCAGCAGGATTCACAGTGATCGCTACTGCTAACACAAAAGGTAAGGGATCTGATGACGGAAGATTCGTAGGCACTAACGTTCTTAACGAAGCATTCCTTGAGAGATTCCCTATCACATTCGAGCAGGAGTATCCTACACCTGTAACCGAAGCAAAGATACTTGCCTTCCACTGTGAAGACAAGAACTACATCAAGCACTTATGTGATTGGGCAGACATCATCCGTCGTACATTCAAGGACGGTGGTATTGATGAAGTTATCTCAACACGTAGACTTGTACACATCGCTAAAGCATATGCTATCTTTAACGATAAAGCAAAAGCAATCTCCACTTGTATCAATAGATTCGATGACGAGACAAAGCAAGCATTCTCTGAGTTATACGACAAGGTTGATGCTGATGTTGACTTCGAGGTTGACAAAGGAAAAGAAACAGAGTAACATGGAACATGAGTTAAAGTCAGCAAATGAAATGCTAGCAGACTCACTGAACAGTTTGGATCATCAGGTGGAGATAAAGACTCCACCTGTTCCCTGTAAGTACAATGAGGATGATATCCTCAACAGTGCTGTAGACTATATCAGGAGTACATATGCTAAACATTATTCAAGTGTTGATGGCATACAAACATTAGATCTTATTGACGCAGTGGGTGACGCTCCTGCGTTCTGTCGTTCAAATGCTATTAAGTATCTGGCACGATATGATAAGAAAGGATTTCCAGAGAGTGACATCTTAAAAGCAATCCATTACTGCGTCTTACTATATCATTTTTCTAGAAAACGTGAGCACACTAACACCAATGAAACTATCTGATCGTACTATTAGAATCTTAACCAACATGTCTAAGATCAATAGGTCGATTCAATTCAAAGAAGGTAATCAACTATCTTCTTTATCAATACAAAAGAACGTTCTTGCTAAGACACCTGTTGAGGAAACATTCCCACAGGATTTTGCCATCTATGATCTAGATGAATTCCTTAAAGTTATGAGTCTTACTGATAACCAAGGAGATCTTATCTTTGATAATGAAGCATACGTTACTGTCAAGACAGATAGAACACAAGCAAAATATTTCTTTGCTGATCCTTCTATCGTACAGCAACCTCCTGCTGAGTTTCCAAAGTTACCAAGTATTGAATGTGAGTTTGATCTAAGTATCTCTGACCTTAATAGAATCAGAACTGCTCTATCAATCTACGGTCACCTAGAAGACATTGCTATCGTAGGTAAGAATGGAACTGTATCTATTGAGATCAGAGACAGAGAGAACGCATCATCTAACACATACTCTATAGGTGTAGGTAATACTGATGCTACATTCTCTTTCAATCTAAAGTCAGAGAATATATTTAAGTTAGATTATAGTAATGCTAACACAGGTTATAATGTAAGGATCAGTAAGTCTGGTGCTAGTCAATGGGTCTCCTCAGATGGAGTTGTTTACCTTATCGCTCTAGAACCTGATTCAACTTATGAGGAAAATTGATATTGAGGTTTACGATGATTTCGTATCACCCACATACCTCAAAGCAATACAAGATGCTACTGACCCAGAGGGTACACCTTGGTTCTTCCAAGGGTCACAATCTCTCAGTAGATATGATGACAGTAACATAGAAGATTTTGGTTTCTCTATAGGTATACTACCTCCATGGAAACCAAATGAATTTGAGAATAGTCGTCTAGCAGATTTGATACGTCCTCTAATATATCAGGTAACTGATGTAGCAAAGAGTACACGTATCCTTAGATGTAGATTGGACATGACAATGCTACATCGACCCCCATACATACACCCTCCTCACATAGACATATCAGAACCACACGCTGCTTGTATAATCTATGTGAATGATACGGATGGTGACACAGTGATCTATGATCACAAACAGGAGTGGGCACAATCCTACCCTGAGAACCTACCTATCAAGAGGACTATTGCTCCGAAGGCAGGACGTATGGTATTATTTGATGGGAGTTATGTTCACACAGGACACTCCCCATCCGAGCATCAAACTCGGATCTTAATTAACACAGTTTTAGCATGAGTGACTTCCTATGGGTCGAGAAGTATCGACCCCAGAAGATTGAGGATTGTATCCTACCCAAACGTATCAAAGATACATTCCAAGAAATAGTTAATCAGGGCAACGTCCCTAACCTATTGCTGTCAGGCACAGCAGGGATAGGTAAGACTACTGTTGCCAAAGCTTTATGTAAACAATTAGGAGTAGACTATTATGTTATTAACGGATCTGACGAAGGCAGGTTCCTTGATACCGTCAGGAGTCAAGCGAAAAACTTTGCATCAACTGTTTCCCTCTTGGGTGGATCCTCACGCAAGGTCATTATTATTGATGAGGCAGACAATACCACTCACGACGTACAACTTCTCCTCCGTGGATTCATTGAGGAATTTCATAAGACTTGTTCGTTCATATTCACTTGTAACTTCAAGAATAAGATAATAGAACCTATACACTCAAGATGTAGTTGTATAGATTTTCAGATTCAGAAGAATGAAAAGCAACAGATCATGGCATCATTCTTTGGTAGGTTGAATAATATATTAGAAGAAGAGAAGGTAACATATGATAAGAAGGTTGTAGCAGAACTCATACAGAGATACTTCCCAGACTGGAGACGTGTGCTCAATGAACTACAGAGATATTCTACCTCTGGAAGTATTGACACAGGTATCCTTGCTGCTATGGTAGACACTAACGTTGATAAGTTAGTTGACTTTCTACAGAGAAAGGACTATGGTAATGTCAGGAAGTGGGTCGTTGATAATCTAGACAACGATCCTAATATTATACTACGCAACTTGTATGACTCATTGTATTCTAAGTTGTCACCCAGTAGTATACCCTCTGCTGTATTGATCATCGCAAAGTATCAGTATCAGATAGCATTCGTTGCTGATCAGGAGATCAATCTACTAG